AACGTAACAAGCATAACTATAAATGAATACGGAAATAATCCACACGTTCATTTAGGAGGAAAATAAAATGAAGATGAAGCCTATAAGTCAAATAAAAGCTGATTTAGGTATAAATCCTGGAGGTAGAGTACAAAGATTCTTTACAGATACTTGTTATAAGCATATGGATAAATATGTGCCATTAGCAGAAACAGGAAATTTAAGAGGAGTAGTTGACAAAGGTGTTGACTATATAACTTACGAAATGCCTTATGCACACGCACAATATATTGGAGAGGTACACGGAAGTCCAGTAAGAAATTATACTACACCAGGTACAGGACCATATTGGGACAAAAAAATGGTTAGTGCAGAAATGAATGATGTTATAAAAGAGGTGCAAGAATATGTCAATAGAGGTAAGTAATTTAAGAGTAACTAAATTAAGAGCATACTTAATGGATATAATAACTGAATTAATAGGACAATATGGAGAAATGAATATAAACTTTTTAAGTAATGAGCCTAACAATTATTCATTAGATAAAATACCAGTAAATCCTACAACAGAGCAATGGATAATAGGCAACTTTTTAAAAAGAGATGTATATTCATTTAGAAGTAGAATGAATTATAGTGCTGATACAATGACTAATATAGAAAACATAGGATTTTATGAAACTTTTGAAAAGATAATAAAACAAAAAAATGACAACAATGATTTACCAGATATACAAGGAATACAAAGCATAAGTTGTCTAAATTGTGGAACATTAAATAGAGCAAATACTAATACCGCAGAATTTGATATACAAATACAAATAGAATATAAAGAGTAAAGGAGTGAATAAAATGAGTTTAGCAGAAATACCAGATAGCATTGAAAAAATAAAAAGAAGTCAATTTTTAACTTTTTTAGATACAACACCAAGTGGAAATTCAAAAACATGGGCAATTGTAGGAGTTGGAGTTGATGAATATGCAACAGCATATAATCCACAAGTTGATACAGAAAAGTGGATAATCGAGGACAATGCAAGGAACGACCACACATCAAATCAAAAACAAGGTTCTGTAAAACAAAAATGTTACAAAAACGACCCTGCATTTGAATTTGTTGCAAATGGTAGAGATAAATTAAATTACAAAACACATATATTAGATATAGACACATGGAATGGAACAGGAAGTGGTTCAAGTGTAACATTCCCAGCTAAAATGAGTGATGGATTAGTTGCAATTACTTCTTATTCAGGAGAGGAAATCGAATATGATTTATATTATGATGGAGACCCAACAGAAGGAACTGTAACAATTGCAGATGGAGTTCCAACATTTACACCAACTATATAATAGCCTGCTTAAGGGGTTAGAGGAAATAAACCTCTAGCTCCTTTTTAATAAATAGAAAGGGAGGAATTGAGTTATGGAAGCAGAGATAAATGTCAAAAGCGATAACAATATTATTCAATTAAAAGAAAGTAAAGATGTTTTAAGATTAAAAATAAAAGATGAAAAAGGAAATGATACAGGAAACTTTTTAGAGTTCAATTTAGGAGATTTAGATTATTTACTAGTATTACAAGATATGATGGAAGCAGATAAGAAGAATAGAGCTTATTTGCAAAATCAATATACAATAATTGATAAAAAGCAAGACCATAAAGGAAAGAAACTATTTAGTGCAAATGAGGAAGCCAAAATAAAAGCAACAAACGAATTTTACAAAAAAGAAGCTGAAATATATGATATGTTTTTAGGTAAAGATGGAGTTAAAAAGTTGTTAAATGGTAGAAAATTAACTTTAGCAAGACTTGATGAAATAGATGAAATAATAGAAAAAGCAATACTTCCTAAATTAGAAATAAAGGCAGAAAATATAAAGAAAAACATAATGGAAAAATATTCTAATAAAGAAAAACGAGATGATGTAATTGAATAATCCACAATATGTTAAAGTAGATGATAAATTATATAAAATTAATACAGATTTTAGAATAGCATTAGAATGTAATAACATTGCAGAAGATAAAACTATTGGAGATTATGAAAGAGCATTAGCAATTATTTATAAGTTATTTGGAGAAGAACGGATTAAACTGTAAAAACCAAAATAAACTACTTGAATTAGCTATGAAGTATCTTTTATTAGGTAACGATAAAAAAGAGCTTAAAAACGAAAATAAAGAGAAATACGAGCTAGATTTTAATAAATGTATAGGCTTAATAAAAGCAAGCTTTAAATTTGATTATAAATATGACCCTTACGAATTAGAATATTTGCATTGGTATGATTTTTATAATGATTTAGAAAGTTTAAGTACAAGTGAATTTGGTAATTGTTGTATATTAAACAGAATAACAAGCATATTAAATCAAGAGCCAAAGGAAATAAAAGATAATAAGCAAAGGCAAAGACTAATAGAAGCACAAAAATTATTACGACAAAAATATTGTAAACAAGAAGAGGTTAAGATGACAAAAGAGCAAGAAGAAAGTGCAAAAGCATTTTACAAATCTTTAGGAATAGAAATTTAGAAAGGAGGTTGCACAAGTGGATGGAGAGATAACAATAGGCACTAGACTTGATACAGACAAATTTGATAGGCAAATATCACAATTAGAAAAGAAAATGCAAAAAGAAGAAGATAAAAAAATAGTCATAGATGCAAAGTTAGGAAGTCAAGAGCAAGATTTAGAGAAAGCAAGACAAAAAACAGATGAGTTAGCAGATGCTTATCAAAGATTAGAACAATTACAAAAAGTAATAGCAAGTGGAAATGCAACACCTCAGCAATTTACAATGGCACAAGAATTACAAGGTACTTATGGAAGCCTTGAACAATTAGGAACACAATTTGATAAAGCTTTAACTAAACAAGATGCAATAGAACAGAAAGTAGCACAAACAAAGTTTAGATACGATGAAATAAATGCAAAAGTAAGTGAATATAAACAAAAAATAGAAAATGTAAAAATAGAAAAACAAGTAGCAGATGTTGAAAAGCTAAAGTCAGGATTTAATAATGTAGGAAGTTCTATACAAGGTGCGGTAAAACATGTTGCAAGGTTAGCGTTAGGAATATTTGGAATAAGAAGTGCATTTATGTTTTTAAGAAGAGCTTCAAGCGATTTAGCAAGTTATGACCAACAATATGCAACAAATCTTGAATATATAAGATACGCATTAACTCAAATGATAGCACCAGTATTACAATGGATAGTAAGGTTAGCAGCTACATTACTTGGATATATAAATGCAATAATGCAAGGTTGGTTTGGTATTAATTTATTTAGTAGAGGTAGTGCAGAAAACTTTAACAAGATGAAAGCTGGAGCTAGTGGAGTAAGTAAGGCAGTAAAAGAAATAAAAAAAGATTTAGCAGGATTTGATGAAATCAACAAATTAACAGACCAATCAGATACAGGAACAAGTGCAGGAGCAGGTGGAGTTGGTATGCCTAGCTTTGATTTAAGTGCATTAAGTGGAAACCCACCAAAATGGCTACAATGGATAATTGGACATAAAGACGAAATATTAACTATAATGGCAAGTGTGGCTGCAGGATTATTAGCTTGGAAATTAGGATTTGGAGCTTTAATGTCATTAGGGATAGCAGTTGCCGTTTATGGTGTAATTGAAGCGGTAAAAGGTTTATTAGCCTTTATAAAAGATCCTACTTGGGAGAACTTCAAAAAATTTTTAGGGGGATTAGCGTTAGCCATAGCAGGAGTTGCAATAGCAATGATTGCATTTAATGCAACTAATCCAGTTGGATGGATTTTATTGGCAATAGGTGCAGTTGTTGGTTTGGTAACAGCTATAGTTAATTTAACAATTAAATTATTTAAAAATAAAGCACAAATATTAGATACAAAAACCGCACAAGAAGAATTGACTAAAGCACAGGAAAAAGCAAGAGAAGCAACAGATACTTACGTCAATGCAGTAGACAGAGCAGAACAAGCACAAAAAGAATTAACAGAAGCAGAAAAGAAAAATAAGTTAAGTGGAGAAGAATTATATCAAGCAGTTCAAAATGGAACTTTAGATTATAAAAATATGAATGGAGCACAGAGAGAAGTATATAAAGCTTATTTGAATAATAAATCTGCACAAGGAGAATTAAAAAATGCAACAGAAGAATTAAACAATGCTAAAAAAGAAGAAACAAAAGCTTCTTGGGAAAATCAACTTGCTATTGCAAAAGAAAAAGGAAATTATGATGAATTTAGAGATTCTGTAGTCAAAGCTTATAAAGACGGAAAATTAAGCGCAGGAGAAGCAAGAGATTATATTGAAAGAGCTATGGGGAACATGAGTGATGATAGTAGACAAACATTTACTAAAGATTTACCTAATGATATAAAAGACGGACTAGACCCATCAAGGTATGAAAGTAATTGGAGTAAATTTAAAAGAAAATGGAATGAATTTTGGAGTGGTTTAAAAACAAATATCAAGATGAAATTGAATGCTGATTATTCTTATAGTGGATCTGGAGGTGGTGGTGGTAGAGCTTATGCTAAAGGTGGAATATTTTATCCTAGTAAACTACCACGATTAGCAGTTGGTGGAATAATAAATCAACCTGGAAGAGGAATACCATATCACGGAGCTGTAATTGGAGAACGAGGAGCAGAGGCAGTAGTTCCTTTGACAGATTCACAGCAAATGGAACTATTAGGTCAAACAATAGGAAGATATATAACTATAAATGCTAATATTCCAGTAAATATGAATGGTAGAACAATATCAAGAGAATTGAAACAAGTACAAAGTGAGCAAGATTTTGCTTTCAATAATTAAGGAGGTGCAAAATGTTTATCAACAAGGATAGTATAATAGTAGATGGAATATCAATGGGGCAATACTTATTAAGTGCAAAATATGAATACAACAAGTTATGGGGAAGCGACACAGGAAGAAATCTAAAAGGTAAATTTAGCGGAACTCTAGTAGGAATATTCCCTAAAATAACATTAACATTTAGGAAATTAACAAAAGCAGAAATGAATATTATTGCACCAATTTTAGATAGTGGAACACAAAGTTTAACTTATTATGACCCTAGCACAAACTCAAACAAAACTATATCAACATATACAGGAGATTGGAGCTACGAAAACAAGCAAATAATGACAAAAAATAATAGTTTTGATTGTACATTTATTGCTAGAGAAAGGAGGTTATAAATGAAAACTCATACAATTGATTTTAAAAGCCAATTAACAGAACTAGGAAGAGAGTTAAGAGGTGTAATAACTTATGGAAACACTACTTTAGAAGAAGAAATATATTCAATAACACCGCATTATAATGCAGATTTATTAAAATCAGTAATGAAACAATTAGACATAGAGCTTTCTGTTGACATACCTCTTAATACAATTATAAATTGTCAAATAGGAATAAAAGTAAATGAACAATATGAAATGCTTAACTACGGCAATTATGTTGTTTACAAGTCAGAAAAACAAGAAGATACCAATACATATAAATTAACTTGCTATGACAAAATGCTATATTCTATGAAACAAAACGAAGATTTAGGTGTAGATTATCCAATAAAGATAAAAGATTATTTGATAGCATTAGGAAATAAAATAGGATTAAGTGTTGCCAATACAACATTTTATAATCAAGATATGAAAATACCTAGTGAATTATATTTAGGACAAGACTATACCTACAGAGATATTTTAGATGAAATTGCACAAGCTACTGGAAGTATAATTTGTTTAAATGAAAATGATGAAATACAAGTAAAATATCCAACACAGACTAACGATACAATAGATGAGGATTTTTTGAAAGATGTTAATGTTGATTTTCGGACAAAAGTATGGAGTAATTAATTCTATTGTACTTTCAAGGTCAGGAGAAAGCGATAATGTATATTTAAGAGATGAAGATAGTGTTGCACAAAATGGATTAACAGAGGTAAAAATAGTTGATAATCAAATAATGAATTTTAATAATAGAAGTGATTATTTACAAGGAATATTAAATGCTCTAAATGGATTATATTATTATTTGAATGACTTTAATAGTACAGGAATATTATATTATGAAGTTGGAGACTTATATAATGTACGAATTGGAGAAAATACTTACCAATGTTTAATGCTAAATGATGAAATAAATGTAACAACAGGAATAGAAGAAATAATACATACAGATATGCCTGAAAAAAGTGAAACAGATTATTCTAAAGCAGATAAAACAGATATGAGAATTAATAAGACTTATTTAATTGTAGATAAACAAAATCAAAAAATAGAAAGTGTTGTAAATAGTGTAACAAAACAAAACGATAAAATATCAAAAATAACGCAGACAGTTGATGAAATTAATTCTAAAATAAGTGATATAGCAGATATAACAACTTATGGAGAAAGTGATAGAGCAGAAGTAGAATTAACAGATGTTAACGAGTCTGAACCTATTATGATAAAAGTACATCCAACAAGTACAAACATAAGTTATTTGTACCCAAATAATAATTTATTGCCAAGTGATACGCAATATTTACCTGACAGAATAATAAGATTTACAAGGACTTATGAAGAAGATGGAACAACAAAAACAGAGAATATTGATTATGAATTGCCAGATGATTTGTTAAGGTATAGTAGTGAAGTATATGATGAATTTATTTTAGATTATGATAGTCAAACTTGCCAAGTAATAAAGAGATGTGCATATAATGCAGATGGAACAGTAAGAGCTTTAGGAACAGAAATAACAACAGATTATCCTTATCCAACTATC